GAAAGAGTCTAATTCAACATATAATAATTTAAGATCAAGTAGTTTTTGGTTAATACCTGCTAATGAATAACTCTTTAGGTTGGATAGAATTGCATTCTTATCAAAATCAGATACAAACTCACCATTCTTTGGTTTGATTGTGATAAAAACAGTTCCAAATTCAGGTGGATCTAATTCCTCACCACCCACAACTGAGACTGATTCGGTATTTGGATATATTTGTTGTATTATTGCCTCATAATCCCTTGCTGTAACCGCTCTGTATTGCGATGAATACAGTCTAGGTGCAAAATACTTAATCGAATCAATAGACTCGATACTGCCCCCATTAGCTGCCGATGAGACAGTTGTAACTATTGGTGTAGTTGATGGTAAAGCAATCTGATTTGAAGATGAGGTAACACTACCTGCATAGTTAAATGCTGCAGGACCGTTACCTTCTACACCATCTGTGACAATGTAAGATACACTGATAGTTGCTTCATTTTCTAATTTTTTACCAAAGACACCATCACCAAAAAGAAGTTCATATCTTTCGTCTGTTGTCTCTTGTATTAAATATGTCTCTGAAATATCAGTTATGTTTAGTATATTATCTACTTTACGATATTCTCTACCTAACCCAGTATCAGATGAACCTTTTACAAATACTTTAATAGTTGATGTGTCAATGAATGAGTTTTCAAGTATGAATCTCTGATCAAGTGAACCATCTACAGTAAAGGTTTTTGATAAGTAGGTTCCTTGGTAAATTATTATATCACTAAACGATCCTGTGCTGCTTACTATATTTCCGTTTGCGTCTGTAGTCTGTGTTGTAGTCGTTGTAATTGATTCTGGTATTGAGAATACAAAAGAAGTATCATTAGATGATCCTACACATACTAAACCTGCCTGAAGAGTGAGAGTTGGAGTATTTGCACTAGTTGTTACATCAAAAGAGATTGTTGCTTGAGATGCAGTTCTTGATCTAGGTACATATCCAATGTTTCTTGCAAGTGCAACTACATTTTCACGCACTGTCGCAGAGTCTAAGAAAGACTCATTGACAATCATGTTTGAGTTAAATGCAGTTATGTAAGTATTATATGCTAAAGTATCAATTAGAACTGAAAAATTAGATCCCTCAAAGTCAAAATCCGTAAAATCAGAGTTTGCACGGATATAATCCTTAATTGAAGTCTTAATTTGGTCAAAATCTAGATTTGTAAACTTAGTAAAAGGCATTATCTTGTTGCTTCCAGTATGAATGTGAATTCTTGTGTAGGAACTTCCTGTCCAATAATATCAAAGAACACCGTGACCTCAAATTCATTTAAATCTGGTCTTGGATCTACCTCAACAGTTACATTATCAATTCGAGGTTCAAAGTTTTCAAGTGTTATTTCAATTTGGTTCTGTATTACAGACGCAGTACCAAAATCTACAAAGTCAAATAGGCTATCACGCACTTCAGAACCCAATACTGAATTAAAAAATCTTTCAGTAGGTATAGTTTGCACTAAATTACGTACAGACTTCTTAATTGCGTTCTCATTTTTGAGAATTGTAAGGTCTTTTGTGACTGGATGGGGTGTAAAAGACAAACTTATGTCCTTAAATGCCCTTGATATCCGATTTATTGCCATTTAAACAAGAGTTTTCCTGTTTTATTTATGTCACTTTTTTGTAAATGCTATTATTTATCCTAAATCTTGTTCAATATCGTTTTTTACTACAGAATAGTCATCTTCTAACACCTCTTCAAGGTAAGATTCGTCCCAATAATCGTAATAATCAGTTTTTGCAAGTTTTCTTCTTGCTTCAGTAAGTTCTTTTCGAGGTTGACACAACACTAAGTTGTATAATCCGTTACTTGTTTGTATTCCTTGTATATAAGTCTTTGTTTTTCCATGATCCGCAATGAATTTATACTCTGGATAGTTACGATTATAGTCATCTACCGCATCATATAAGAATTGTGAGCTAATATTTCCTTCTACAACATATATTACGACATCAAAATCAGGTTTTGGTACAATTTGACTTAATTTTTCATCAATTATCGAAAAATTTGCCTTTGATGCATACGGACAAATTGCAAAGTTACCTAATTCTGGTCTAATTTTAGATAGTTGACCTATCCAATGTAAAATATACCTACTTTTCTTGTCGTTCATCGGGTGTTGTCCAGAAATAATCGTCACAATCACCTAAACGACCCCACTTAACATCGTTCTCAACCTCAAAGATGCGTGTTGATACCTTAAAGTCAGGTGTTTTGACAGGATCAGGTGTCATCGAGGTGTCATAGATGCGACATCTGTTGTTTGGATAGAGTGCAAACTGCCCATTACGCAATTCAACAAGGTTAAATGACTTATGCTCATCTGGTAATTCACTTGTAGACGCATCAATTTGATCAAAATCCCCATGATAGTTGTCTAAGGTGCAAATATACTGTCCTTTTTGGTTTCCATAGTGCCTTGTACGCAGTTCCCACTCCATTGGTGCAACAAATTGCTTGACAATTACAGTAAAATCATAGTCCATACAGTTCCAAAACTGTAAATTCACCAAATCCATGTCTGGATCGGGTGTTTTTGGTGATGATAGGAATGCAGATATCGGTAATTTATCATACATTGCGCCATATTCTGGTAAATATGTCTCAAAATAGAATGCTCGTCCCTGTATTGACTTCGCACATACCCATATTCCCTCTATAAACTCCCCATGACCTGATTGGAAGTCAGTTAAATATTCTTTTCTTACCCATACCTTCTTGGTTGGAAGGTTTCCGATTAGTTTTGCCATGTATCAAAAAAGTTTGAAATTTCGTATCCGTCTAATTTTGCTTTGTAATCTGATGATTCACCCAGATAATAATAATTATAACCCAATCTTTTATATAATGCACATTCACTTTTGTTTGCAATATGCCCTAAACTTAGTTTCTTATTCTTATAGTCCCATGCGAATTGATCCGCCCATACACTATTTACACTCTTAAAACGATAAGCAAGAGTAAATGCAACTAACTCATTACCATCATAATAACCAATCACATCAGAATGAGGTAGTTCAAACTCTTCAATAAAGATTGGTACAATATCATCAAACTTCTTATAAGTTACGTATTGCTTATAGATGTCTAAACACCGATCAAAAGAAGAACTATCAAGAATACGATAGTTGTGGTACTCCTGATAGTTTGTGTCTTTAAGTCGAATGCGACAGAACATTATTTCTTGCCTTGTCCGATTGGTCTTTTACGAGCCGAGTTACGGGATGTAGAGGCATATTTTGAATGTTTCCCAGTTCCTTGTCGAGTTTTTTTCGGGTGACTTTGAATTGAATTGCCTGTGTTAAATGTCTTTGCCATTAGTTTGTTTTACGTCAGTTGTTAATTCGAGTGGATGCGGTGATCCTTTTGCAAAGAACTCATCTGCTAAGTCCTGCATTTTATCCATATACTCTTCTTCGGTAAGATTCTCAAAGAGCACCTTACCTTGATGAGATATACTATATAACTCTTGTTTTTTCATGTCCTACACGAATACGAGGATCACACATGATTCGGTATCCTGCCTCCTTTGCATCTAGGCAAAATGAGACATCTTCTCCGCACATGTCTTGAACTGCACCTGATTCAAATATCTGCATCTTCGGTGCGAACCAAGGATACTTAATCTGTTCATCTTCAAATACTCCATGTTTAATCAGTAACCATCCAAAACCTGCATAGTCAACTGTAAAAGGTTTTGATCTCTTTGTGATTGAGTCGATGGTTTCATGGTTCATCACTCCACCGTTACCTTTGAAGTCATCCTCATCTAACCAGTGAGCGACTGAAGTTGTTTTTCCATCTTCGGTACAATACCAACCAGATGCAATCTTTTCGTCCATTAAAACAAGTTGATAGAACTTCTCAACATTAAAAACGATATCAGAGTCAATCCATAACTGGTAATCATACTTTAACTTACCATCCCAAGGTAACTGATCAGGACCACGAAGAACATTTGCACCAAGACACTTACATCTTGCAAAGTTCACCATTGAACTATAGTCTTGTGATATCTGTATACTTGCCTTGTTATGTACAAGATCAAAGCATAGAGTTACAAAGTTCTTTAAAAATGTATATGATACTCCTCGACCTGGCAGACAGAATACAATCGTCTTACCTGCAACCATCTTCTTTGCTTTATCGTAATCCCACTGTGGTTCGTCGATTGACTTTGCTTTTCCTTTTGCTTTTGCAACTTCTGATTTAACAGTAAATCCTTTTGCCATAATAATTTCAATTGTACTTATATAATACTCTATTATCTATACGTTGTCAATAAGAGTGTTGAGTTCGGTATCCTTCAATAATGCTTTCAATACCTTATGATCTAACTCAATTCCTTTATGTTTTAAAACTATTGCTTTTGATATAGTCATCTCTGAACTATAAAAAACAATAGTTTCATTTAATCCTGAGTCTCCACTCATAAATCCTCCTGTATAGTGCTTTGATATTAACTTCCTTTTCTCTAATATATCACTTATCCTAATTATTTACAAGTTTAAGATTTGCTTTATAATTTGTTTGTAATATTATCTTCTTCATCATCATACTTCTTCAGCACAATCAATGGTGCCACCACTTGATGAAACTCTCGAAAGTATTCCATTCGATCCTTATCATACAGAGGGGGTATTTCTTTTTTACTCATCTGAGTTTGTGATGATTACTTCATCTCCATCAGAATTAAAACTTATCGGTGTTCCTTCATACCAATTCATTTCATTCATGATCCATTCTGGTATGATTGTAAAGTATTCACCAGTAACAGGATCAGTCTCTATGGTGCTTAAAATTTCCTGCGGATTTTTTTTCATATAAATGGATTTCATTTTTCATTTCTGATTGTATCTATACCTGGGAAAATTTTTATATATGAAATGCAACTTATATCTCGCTTCCGTAACACTTTGTAGGTTAGGTTCCCTATGCGTTTTTATAAACGGGGGCATCAACGCCCCCAACTGCTGTAATCACTAACGAATGATATTAAAGTTGTATCTGCTGAAGGTCTCCCTGTCTACTAACTTATAAACTCCGTGCTTGCTGTGCATGACATACCCCTCACCTCCTATAAGTGTCTCACCGAGGAAGCAATCCGCAGTGAAGTCATCTCTCATTAACTTCATGTACTGGGTTTTGATTTTCTTAACCAGTAACCACAACCGCACCAACTCATAGTTTGCGAACTCCTCCGCAATCACTTCGTCACCGTCACGAATGTACGCATTAAGATCTTTCTTTATAAGTGCTGCTTCTTTTTTTGTGGCAAAGTCAATAGATGCTGCAACCTGACGAGCAAATGAAACCAGTAAATTGATGTCATTGTCTGCACCTGTAGTACCTAACCAGGCATTTGGTTTTATGAAGTCTGCTCCCTGCCCTGCTGGAATATACTCTAACGGACTTGCGTTCATACCTTTCATTG